ATAGCTTAAAATATAAATATGAAAGAATTAAAAAATACAAGTGTTTGCTATCCAACCAATGAAATTTGGTTTATATGTTGGGATAATACTAGAGCAGAAATAATGGCTTATGGTTCTATTTTATCTACCCAATGTTTAGAAACTCCTTGGGTTGAAATTGACTATTACGACAATGAAGAACAATGGGCAGAGATACTAATAGAAAACGGAATTAATCCAAACGAACAGTTATAAAAAAAAATATCTGAATAAATTTCAATTTGAAAATACAAAATAATAACCAATTTTTATTATATATATATGAACACAGAGAATAGAGTTTTTAATAAACTAGCACAAGCAGAGAAAGTAGAGTTATCTGCACAGAAAGTTGAATTAGCTTTAGTAGATGATTTAAAAGACTTAATCAAAAGAGGTTTAAAAATAGAATCAGATTTAAGTTCTGATTTAAATAAACACAATGGATTATTAAGAGCTGGAAATGGTTTTAAAAACAAATACGGAGAATTAGTAAAAAGAGCAAATGAGTTAGGTGTTCCAGTTCCTCCAGAATTAAAAAAATTAGAAGATATAGCGAGTGGATTTATAAAAAAAGGAGATGCAGTAAGAAAAGTATCTAATTTGTTTTAAAATAATTAACTAAATATATGAACACAGAAAGAACATTACTAAACAAGGCTAGAGCTTTACTCGGTATAGAGGTAAAGCTAGAGCAAATGACATTGGAGAACGGAGCTGTATTAGAAGCTGAAGTATTTGAAGCTGGAGCTGAAATATTTGTAGTCGCTGAAGATGAGCGAGTACCAGTTCCTGTTGGAGAGTACGAAGCAGAAGGTAAAACTATTGTAGTTGCTCAAGAAGGAGTAATTGCAGAGATCAAAGAAGCTGGAGCAGAAGAAGAAGAAGCACCAGCAACTGAAGAAGTAGTTGAAGAAGAAGAGTTAGCAACGGAAGAAGCTACTCCTAAAAAAATAGTTAAATCAATCTCAGAAGAAATGTTCTTCTCAGAAATTGAAAAGCTACGAAGCGAAATAAACGAACTTAAACTATCTAAGGTTGAAGAAAAAGTAGAGTTATCTGCTCAACCAGAAGTAGAAGGAATATCTCACAATCCAGAGAGAGCAACAGAGAAGAAAAATTTAAATCTATTTGCTCAAAAAGGAAGAAATACAATACAATCAAGAATCTTTAATAAAATAAATAATAAATAATGGCTACATCAACAAGTATTAGTTCCTCATATGTAGGAGAATTTGCATCTGATTATGTATCTGCAATGCTTCTAAGTGGAAACACTTTAGCAAACGGATTAATTGAAATTAAACCAAACGTAAAGTACAAGGAAACTTTAACAAGATTAGAATTAGACGGACTAGTTGCCGATGCTTCTTGTGATTTTGCTGATACAGGTACTTTAACTTGGACAGAAAGAACTATCGAACCTAAAGCATTACAAGTAAATGTCAAACTTTGTAAGACTACTTTTAGAAGTACGTTCGAAGCTGGTTCAATGGGTGCATCTGCACACGATAACTTCCCAGCAAAATTATCTGATTTCATTATCGGAAAAACATCTGCTAAAATAGCACAAGCTACTGAGAATTCAATTTGGGGTGGTACTGCTGGAGCTGGTTCTTTTGATGGTTTTACAACTTTATTAGCTGCTGATGCTGCTCATACTGGATCAAAAAAGATTACAGGACAAGCAATAACACCATCAAATGTTGTTGCAGAATTAGGATCTGTGATTGATGCAATTCCAGAGCAATTATTACAAGACGAAGGTCTTTATGTTTACGTTGCGAACAACGTGTACCGCAGTTATAAAAGATCATTAGGAGGATTTCAAAGTGGAGGACAGGGAGCTAATGGATATATGGCACAAGGTAACAACCAAGACATTGATGTACAGTTTTTTGATGGTATTAAAGTTGTTCCTGTGAATGGTTTACCATCTAACAAAATGATAGCGACTATCAAAGACAACCTTTTCTTTGCGACATCTTTGTTAAGTGACTTGAATGAAGTTCGTGTAATTGATACAGCTGAAACTTTAGGAGACCAAAATGTAAGATTTATTGCTCGTTATACAGCAGCCGTGAATTATGCGGTCTCTGAGGACATAGTTTCTTATGGATTAGGTTTATAATCTAACAATAATAATAAAAACGAGGGTAGGTAGAGAATATCTATCTACCCTTTTTTAATAACTTAAAACATATAAAATAATGGCTTGTTTAACACTTAGCTCAGGTAGAGCTTTACCATGTAAAAAAGGTACTGGTGGTTTGAAATCGGTATATTTTGCAGATTTTGGAACTCTTGGTACTGTTACTAAAAGTGGTTCTGAAATTACTGCAATTAGTGCTGGAGACTTTTACAAATTTGATATTAACGGATCATCATCTTTAGAGACTACAATAAATGCTTCTAAAGACAATCAAAGTTTATTTTACACACAAACTTTGAGCTTAAACTTACTTGTACTTGATAAAGCAACTCAAGAGCAGATAAAAATTCTTGCAGCAAGTAAATCTCATGTAGCTGTAGAAGATCAAAATGGTGTATTCTTTATGATTGGTTTGCTCAACGGAGCTGAAGCAAACGGAGGTGCAATTTCTTTAGGAGCTGCAATGGGAGATGCTCAATCATTTGCTATCACATTGGAAGCAATGGAGGTAGATCCTCCTTTCTTTGTTGAGGCTTCAGTAATTCCAGCATTGACATCTGCAACACAAATTAATCCAAACGCATAGTTTCTTTTCATAATTTGTTTTTGATAGAAAAAGGCAATCTTAATTGATTGTCTTTTTTTTTGCTCTAAATAAATAAAAAGAGTCTATTTTTTTATTATATAAGTATGAAAGTATTACTACATACTACATCTTCACAAACCATAAAGATTATACCTCGTGTATATGCTTCATCTGTCACATTAAGATTGAGAGATGACAGCTCTAATACCTCTGTAGACTTGTTAGTTTCTGGTACTACATCTGGCAACTACCTTGTATTGAGTACAATTTTTGATTTAAAAGAAGGTAGATTTTACGATTTAAAAGTTTACAACGGACAAGGAGCAGTAACAGAGGCAGATATTATCTATAGAGACAAGATTTTTTGTACTGACCAATCAACTAACCAATCAAACAACGAGCATTACTCAGTAAACAAAGATGTGTATGTTGAGAAAAGTGGTAATAACGATTTTATAATACTATAATGAAAAAACGCATAAATAAAGTAAGACCACAAGCACCAAAAAAACAAGCACGATCTAATGTTTCTTTTGTTAATTTATCATCTTACACAACACCAGAGATAGTAGAGTCTAAGAATAAAGAGTGGATTGAATTTGGTACTGATAATGACTTTTTTAATTTTTTGATTGATAAAGCAAACGGAAGTGCTACAAATAGTGCTTGTATCAACTCTATCTCTCAGATGATTTATGGTAAGGGGTTGTCTGCTACAGATAGTGCAAGGAGACCAGAGCAGTATGCTAGAATGATATCTTTATTTAAGAAAGACGATTTACGAAGGTTTGCATATGATTTGAAGCTGACAGGGCAATGTGCTATACAAGTAATTTACTCAAAAAATAAAAAGACTATTGAAAAGGTTGAGCATCTACCTATTGAGACTTTAAGAGCAGAGAAATGTGGAGCAAAAGATAAAGAAGTACAAGCATATTACTACTTCCCAAAATGGGAGGATATAAAGCCATCTGATAAGCCATTACGCATACCAGCGTTTGGAGTATCTGATACACCTAAACCAATTGAGATATTGTATGTAAAGCCTTATGAGGCTGGGATGTACTACTATAGTACACCAGACTATATCGGAGGAATACAATATGCAGATTTAGAAATAGAGGTATCAAACTACCATATAAATCATGTGAAAAATGGCTTAAATCCTAGCATGTTAATAAATTTCAATAATTCTGTCCCAGATGAAGAAACACAAGTTTTAATTGAACATAAGATAAAACAAAAGTATCAAGGCACGGCAAGAGCTGGCACACCTATTATTGCTTTTAATGATAATAAAGAGAGTGCTGCAACTATTGAGGCTATTCAATTATCAGATGCTCACAATCAATACCAATTTATAAGTGATGAGGCACAGAAGAAAATAATGGTGGCTCATAGAATTGTTTCTCCTATGCTTTTAGGTATTAAAGATTCAACTGGTTTTGGTAATAATGCAGAGGAATTAAAAGACAGTTCTATACTAATGAACAACATGGTTATAGCTCCATTTCAAGAGCTTTTAACAGATGCTTTTGATAAGATATTAGCTTACAATAATATTAGCTTAAACCTATACTTTAAGACCTTACAACCTTTGCAGTTCTTAGACTTAGACAATGTAGAAGATAAGATAACAAGAGAAGAAGAAACTGGTGTAAAGATGTCTAAAATGGCTTCAGATTTAGAGGAGTTTGGACAGGATGAAGATTTGGAGAACTGGGAGCTAGTAGATGAAAGAAAAGTTGATTATGAAGCAGAAGATTCTTTAAATGAAGAGTTAGAAAAGTTAAACAATCCAAAATTATCTGCATTGTCTAAGATGTACAATTTTGTTACTACTGGAACAGCAAGACCAAAGGCAAAATCTAAGCAAGATGGAGTAAATGAAGAAGGTGTACAGTTTAAAGTAAGATATCAATATGCACCTTTAACATTTAGCGAAAATAGTAGAGAGTTTTGCAAGAAAATGGTAAAGGCTAAAAAGATATATCGTAAAGAGGATATAGATATGATGAGCAAAAAATATTTAGG